GCTGCTGCTGAACGTGGACGCCGTAGCGAAGCGCGACCCATGCGTTGACGGTCGCGTCATGGCCGAGCACGAGATGCATCAGAGCGCGCCCCCGGTCTCTGCCATCACCAGAAACCCGTTGATCACAAGGCTTTCCTCTACCGAACCGTTGGCGCCCCACGTGGACGCGCCCCACGTGGCCGTGCTCCACTCGCCACCGGCAATGCTGGCGTCGAAGCCCACCCGGCCGACGAACTTGATTGACCCGAACGCGCCAATGCCGGCCATTCCGATCCAATCGGACGACACGTTGACGGATGAGCCGAACACCGCGGTGCCGAACAAGGCTGTGCCGAACTGCGCCGACGACGGAAGCGCCGCGAACGACCCCGGCGAGAGTACCGAGGTCTCATAGAAATCCGTGCTGATGCCGATCTGTGGCCGGTAGGCGCCCGTCCCGGTCAGCAGCGCGCGGCACTGAAGCCAGCGCTTTGTCTGCGCCGTGCCGAGCGCTGTGTAGGCGGTCTGTCCCGTGGCCGTGATGGGCTGATCGAAGTCAAGCGAGCCGGTGTCGGCCTTGAATACGGTTCCAGTATTGCCGCCGAAGTACAGGTTATCGTCATAGACCAGCCAACAGTTGGCGTTGTGGCTGTCGAACTCACACCACGCGCCGGTCAGGGTGTTCATGACATACTGACCCGACGCGCTATTCTCGCTGCTCGGAATGTTGACGATGAGCCGCGTTCCGCGCGGATAGACGATCGCCTCCCAGCCCCACACCGACGCGTAGGAGCGCGCCGCGCTGTTGAAGGCCGGCGAGATGTTGGCCGTGAGCGCGACCCGGCCGGCTTGGCTCTGATCGACCGAGAGCAGCTGAGACAGCGGAAACACGCCTTCCAGCGTGATGAGTGCCAAATCCGCGCCGTACTTGACGAAGCACCGCCGGCCAATCGGGGCCGGCACGTCGTAGGTGCCAACGAGGGACCACGTGTTAGCGCTGGCCGGGTCTGTGCCCTGGTATAGAGCAACCTGCCCTTCGCTCGAGATGAACACCGCGTAGTCATCGGGGCCGGAGCCGCCATCACGCGACCACGTGCCCATGGCCACGAGGTGCCCGCCGCGCGTGAACACGCTCCCGAGCGCGAACGACGTGGCCGCACCGGCTACCGCATCAGTGGCGAGATAGTAAGCCGTGAGACTGTCGTTGATCGTAAACCACAGCCGCTTTTTGTGGCTGTTGACGTGCACGATGCTGGTGGCCGTCACTCCAGTGAGCGATGGCGTGGCCCACACCGTGCCGTTGAAGTGCCTCGGATCATCAGCACCGTTGCAGATCCAAAGGTAATGGCCGGCGCCCGTGGTGATGTTGACGTGCTGCCAGCGCGCGTTGTTGAGCCCCGTCAGCGACGAACTGGCCGCCGTTGAAGGCGTCGTCACGTCATAGATGGCCGTGCCTGCCGCCGCGAACATTTTGGACGATGCAGGTCCGCGCCACGCCATCAAGCTTTCAACCGATGACGTGTCCGTGCCGACGTCATAGGCGTGCCGAACGTACCCGCGCCGGATCTCGCCATAGCCGGGGCGCGGAAACCAGTTCTTGAGCTGAACCGCCCGGTCTTCAGGCATGGCGGACAGCGGCGACGCGGCGTCCCAGCCACCCACCGGGAACGGCAAAGGACGGGTCCGGGCGACGGGGCGGCGTTTGGCGTTAGGGCGAAGCGGGGCGCGCTGCAGCATCAGGTGAGCGACCAATTTCCATCGGCTATGGAAGGATCGGAAAGCGTTGTGCCGGGCTGGTTGCCGAGATCGAGAATGCGCATGCCGCCGTCATTCGCCTTGCGCTCACTGACAGCTTCCTCATACGAGCGGAATGCCTCGGAGTAGTCGAGACCGCGAGCCCGCAGGAATCGCCACACGACACCGAGCGACACCAGTTCCTCGTCCAGAAACGTGATGTCGTCGTCGTTGGCCCATTTGAGCGCCGTGGCCGACGTGTCAGCGGCGAGCCCGCACCAGTACTTCGACACGTACTCGTAGGCGATCGTCTCGGCTGCTGTTGGCGTGGGCGTGAGCCGCAAATAGTTGCCGCGGATGTAGACCGCCGTCCATGTGCCGACAGTCAAGTTGGCCTGCATCTGCTGCCAGCGCTGCGGCGTGATCGGACCCACCACCAGCCGGTCTTGGGTCCGATTATACATCGTGCCTTCCAACAGCCGATCGAAGTCGGTCGGAAGGGCATAGGCGACCGTGCCGTTGACGGTCGCAAACGTGTGTTCGTTGGTGATGCGCTGCCAAGCGTGCCGGCGGGCCAGCTCAACACCCTCCTGATTGGAGAGCGAGAGCATCATGCGAACGTTAGGCTCGCTCGACGAAATGACCGCTGTCGGGCTCGGGATGCCGATCCGATCGGCTGCCGCCTGGATGATGGTCAGCAGGCTCATGTGGTCAGGTGCTCACGGGCTCGTCAGCGGCATCTTTCGGCGGCCGCCCACGGCGCGGAGCAGCAACAGCCTGCAGCGCCTCCAACTCGCGCATGCGAATGAGGTTCTTAGCCGCCTGCCAAGAGGTCAACCCGCCCATGCCGAGCGACTTGGCTGCCGCTTCGTCGAGCGCGGCCAGTTCTTCGGCCGTGCGAACGCCTTTCAAGCGGTAGCCGAGCGCGACGTTGTTATCGACGCCAGGAACGTCCGTCAGCGGCGAGCCCTCGATGGGGATCTCCTGATTGCCGGAGCTGTAGGCGGCCCAATCCTTGGCGAACCGCTCCGTGTCGGCTGGCGTCACCTTGCGAACCACGGTGTTGGTATCACCGATGATGCTGATCTCGATGTAATCGCGGCCGGACTCGCCGCGGAAGAATTTGGCACGCACTTTGCCGAGCACTTCGCTCATGTGTCACCTCGGTTGTGGCCGGGCAGGACCATCCTGCCCGGCCGGTTGTCGTCAGTCGGGGAACATGCAAAGCACGATCTTCGCCGACGCATCGATGGCGACGGCGCAGATGTGATCGGTGCTCGCCGTGGTCACGTCGAGCGTGCCGTCCGTCGCGCCGGTCGGCGTGAGCGGGTCGCCGTCAGCGCCGGCCGTGAGCGCCGTGGTCAAAGTCGCCTGGCCGCGCACCTGTATCCAGCAGTACTGACCATCGGTGGGAGCCGACTGCAGTACACCAGCGCCGACCTCTGCCGAGTCCGACAGGTCCGACGTGACGACGTGCACCTGCCCGGCCGACGTGCCGGACACAGCGTAGACGTAGCAGACATTGCCGGCCACGGCTGCGACAGAGCCCGCGCCGGTATCATACTGGACGTACTTGTAACGCTTTGTTCCCTGGCTCGTGGTCAGGGCCGCGAGTGTGCCGAGCGCGAATTCGGCTGACGAATGAACAGCCGTAACGTCAATGCTTGAAAGCATCATGGTGGTGTTCTCCTGTAGCGTGGGGCTGGATCAAGCGCAGATCACAGCCTGCCGCTCGCGGTTGCTGATCGTCATGTTGCCGGCCGCGTACATCGGCATGACCACGGCGTCCTGGTTCACGCTCGCCTTGTCCGGGGCGGGCTTCATCCACCGACCACGTGCCTTCCGCATGAAGATGTAATCCGTATTCAGGAAGTACATCCGCGTCGCGGCGCACTGGTCGTCGTAGACCACCGGGGTATTGCCGCCGTAGGCATAGGCGATGTTGGTGAAGCCGGCGCCCGCGCCCTTGGTGTCAGTGAACCGCTGGTTCGCCTGCAGGCTCTCCAGGTAGTACAGAAAGTAGGTCTGCCCGGCGGTGATGATGTCGGGCGAGTCGGTGCCGCGGATCGTGTTGATCCATGCGGTGTTCATGGCGCGCTGGATGGTGGTGGACGACGCCGTGATTGAGAGGGTCGAGAAATCATAGACGTAGTTGCGCCACCACGCGTAGGTCGTGCCGCTGATGCCGCCGACCGTGTTGGTGTTGGTGTCGGCCACGAGCAGCTGGAGCCCGCCGAACTCCTTGCCGCTCGAACCCGTCCCATCGGCATAGATCGCCGTCGCCACAGTGTTCGTGAGCGATTTCTTGAGGTTCTTCATGCGGGCCGAAAGCAGATTGTGCACCGCCTCGCGACCGCTGTTCTGGATTTCCTCGAGGCCCGTGATCGTGACGTTGCCAGCGAGCTGCTTGTAGTTGAACTCTGCCGCCGTCATGGTCTCGGAGGCGTCAATGCGCAGCGGCTCGGCGCCCGCGTACCACATGACGTTTGGGTTCTCGGCGTACTCGAGTTCCTGGACGATGGTGCGGCCAGTCGCTTCCTTGCCGTTGCCCTTGCGCTCGATCTGCTTGAGCAAAGCGTTGTGGTTGGTGATGTTGTCCGCGATCTCGCCGGAGTAGCCCTGCAAGGTCGTGGTGATGAGGTCGGTGAAGGATGAGTTCGGTGACGGCATAGCTCAGTGGTCCTTATTGGATGCCTGCTTGGTCGAGCGCCGCAGATATGATCGCGTCCAGCCCGCCCGCCTTGGTCACGCCGCCTGGGGCCACGCCGTTCGTGCGAACGGGAGCGGCCTTCCTGGCTTTGGACAATGCGGCTTGTTTCGCAGCTTCAGCAGCACTCAGCCGGCGGGTGATCTCCTGCGAGATGCGATCCTCGATCGGCTTCACGGCGATGCTGTAGGCATCCTCCAGCGTGTTGGCCTTGCCCTCCTTCAGAAGCTGACCCATGGTCGCGCGAACCTCATTGAAATGAGGATACTTGGGCGATCCATCGGCGTTGGTCTGGGAGGTGAAAGCCTGGATGGTGGAAGCCAGTTTCTGCTGCTCGACTTGGCTGTTCTGCGACTCAAACTGCTGCAGTCTCGCCTGCAGTTGAACGACCTGATTGCGCAGGTCATGAACGACCGGGTAAGCCTGCCCCATGGGTGACATGGGATCGGCGAACGGGTCTTGCTCGGGAGGGGCGAACGGAACGCCGATCTGCTGGGCAAGTTGCGCGAACAGCTGCACCTTCTCCGCATAGGGCGCGAACTGCAGCCGGTGATCCATGTCGAGCACGTGCGCCACGTAGGCCGCCGGATCTGGCGTCACTTGGCGAATGCGATGTTCATGGGGCTGCAGCGCGTTGACCAGCGGGCGGGCGGCGTTGACGGCCTGCTCATACTCGGCAATGCGCTCGGAATAGAAACGGTCGCGGCCCTGCACCACGTCGAGCGCGATCTTCTGCGCCTCCGGGGGCAACGCCTTGAACTGCTGCACCTGCTCCGGCGCCCATCCCCGGAAGTGCCCCTCGGAAATCTCCGGCTGGGCTTCTGGCTTTGGCGCGGTACTCGCTACAACGGGCGCGGTCTCGGATGTCCCCTCGGGGGGAGCCTCGCCGGCCTCGGATGGGGTGGGCTCGCCTGCCTTCGGGGCAAAGCGGCCCTTCTCGTCTCGTGCGCGGTCGCTGGATGGCTCGCTTTCGGCCTCATCCAGTGCCTTGCTGATTACATCGTCGAGCGACGGCCGCGCCTCCGTGACCGGCGTGTCCGGCGTGTCGTCGAGCGCGGGGATTTCGTCTGCAATCACGTCCATAGGATCAGCCACGCAATTCCCCTCGTTTCCATGCGTCCCACCAGACCGGCTTGGTGCTGCCGGTCCAGTCGTCGCCACACTGTTTGATGCCGTATCGCTGCTCGTGCTCGCGGAGCTGACTGCGGCTGGTCAGTTGTTTGCCGCCCGGCAAATCGATCTGCGCCATGTCAGGCATGAAGCGATGATCGCGCCGGCCTTCCAATGGTGCAGCCAAGTGCTTCGGCACCAGCTTGCCGTCACGGATAACGTAGGTTTCTCGTGCCATCAGATGGCCCCCCAATAGTCCCGCAATTTTCCTCGCTGCGTTGAATCGAGCAGGCGGTTGATGATCAACAACTCCCGCATTTTGGCGCCGCAGAACAGGCCCGCCGGTCGGCCCTTGCCAAAAAACAGCGTGCCAGCGCCGTGGGTGTTGGAATGGGCAATAGTGCCCGTGTTACCTTCGGTGAAGAAAAACGTCGCGCTGCCCGACTCGAACAGCGCCCAGGCAGACTGTCGCGTGCTCGTAGTCGGGACCACCTTGCCGGGGCTGCTGATTGCGTTGGTCGCGTTGCGATCGATAGCCACGCCGCCGGTGGCCGGCTGCAAGCACAGCCCGCGATAGTCGCTGTCGCTGGCCGACATGCTCATAATCTGCCCAAGACCACTGCCTGATGTCGTTGTCGTCGCGTCGAACACGACTGCAATCGTCATCGGGTACGTCGTAATCGACAGCGCCACGCTCATGAAGTCGTCTGTGCCGTCTGTCTGAACATGACCGCCGGTTTTGTAGAGCGGCTTGAGCGTGGCACTCGATTGCGTGAGCGCCGTGCTGTTGACGTTGCCCAGCCACCGCCCCACCGGGTCGTTGTTGGCCGTGACCGGCGTTGCCCCGCCTGTGTCCTGGGACAGCTTGGACAGGTCGTCAGCGTTCCACCAATCGCCCGAAAAACCAGCGAACAGATCGCCCGGCGCGAACAGCTCGAACGTGTTCATGGCCGACCAAGACGAGAACCCCTGATCAACGGCAAAGGCATTCATCGCGCCGGGAAGCCCCGAATAGCTTGTGCCAAGCGTCTGGTTGATCCACGCGAGCATCCGACCGTTCCAATCGCCTGCCGCGATGCCGTCAGCATCAAACAGTGCGGACCAGTCGCCGTTGTAGTCGAGCGTGGTGCCGGTGATGGCGCGGACTGCGGCTTGTACGCCGCTCTGATTGCTCATTCGTCGTCGGGCTTAATGATCTGACCATGCAGCACCTCGTGCTGCTCCCACGCGCTGCACACGGCAAGATCGAGCGTCACGACCTTGTGCCGCTCGCACGTCGCCGCGCTTTTGCCTGTGTCGCGGCCGTCCCATTCCCGGCAGGTCGCGCACTTCGGGGCGCTGTTCTCGCGGCGGGTT